GCAGGAAGCAGTATCATCTCGTATTATCGATGATAGATTGGCTACTATTGAAACAAAACCAGTTACACAGGTTGTTGAGCAAGTTGCAGAGCAAATAGTATCACAAGATCAAATAACACCAGTTGTTCCACAAACACCCGAGCAGATGAAAGATGCTTCATCTAATGATAAGCCAATTATTAACATAATGAATAATGTTGGCGGTGGCACAACTGTTAATGCAGCGAAGACTGATAACAATACAGGGGTTACTAAAACAATTAATCAAACTAACCTTGGCGGTGGTGGCGGTGGCGGTAACGATGTAATGGGAATATATCCAAACGGAGCTTCATAAAAAAAGGAACTCCGAAGAGTTCCATAAAACGGCCGGGCTGGGTGCAACTTTATCAGTGTTGTCCAACGTGGATTGTTTTTAATTTATTCGCCTTTTAAGTAAGCAAGTACTTTCTCAGGTTGTGTTTCACCGTATGGATCTGTAGGGCAATCATCTTCAAACCCTGGTTCACTAAACATCCTTTCAACAGTACCATCGTCTACGACCATAGCATATCTCCAAGATCTTTTACCGAATCCAAGATTATCTTTTGCGACTAACATATCCATTCCTGCTGTAAATTCGCAGGATCCATCAGGAATCAATTTAACATTTTTTATTCTCAAATCTTCGGCCCATGCATTCATTACAAAAGTATCGTTGCATGATATGCAGTATACTTCATCAACGCCTGCCTCAACCATCTGATCATATAATACATCAAAGCCTGGGACTTGATTATTAGAACATGTTGGTGTAAAGGCTCCGGGTAGTGAAAATACTACAACTCTTTTTCCTTTAAAGTAATCGTCAGTAGTTGGGTGAGTCCATACAAACTCTCCACTCTCTACATCTCTGCTTCTTACTTTAAACGTTACATTAGGGACTTGTTTCATAATTTAATTTCCTATCAATAGTAGGGTGGCTTTGCGCCACCCAGATTAAAATAGATTAACTCTTTAAGAATTCTTTCTTAGTGTTAATCTTAATTTTACGTGCTTTCTTTGCCTCAGGAATAATTCTTTCCAATGAAACAGTTAAAAGACCGTTTGTGAAGCTGGCGTCTTTTACTTCAATATCGTCAGCAAGAGTAAAACTCCTAGTGAACTTTTTGAAGGAAATACCGCGGTGAACATAATCACCACCGCCATTGAAGTAATCACCTGCTTCATCCCAAGTGGAACGAATGGTTAATACATCTTCTTTTACTTCGATTTCTACATCGTTAATATCGAGACCTGCTAACGCAAGATCAATAAAGAACTTTTCGTTTTTATCAGTTCTGATATTATAAGGCGGGAAGCCTTGTGATTGATGTACTTGGGGGAACTCTACCAATCTGTCAAAGACTCTATCAAAGCCTACGGCAAAGGGGTGAAGTTGATTTATATTTAATCCAGTCATGTTATTCTCCTATTAAGCAAGATTAATTATTATATGATGGTAATACCCATCGGTTAGTTGTAAAGCCCTTACGGCACCTTACAAATCTATTTATACACCAGTACTACCTATACCACCTTTGCGGTCGGTTTTTTGTCCTGGTTTCTTTTTAACTTCTTTCATTTCTTGTTGCTTGACAGATGCTAATCTACATTGTGCTAATCTGTCGCCGTCATGAACATGTACTAACGAATCTGATATGTTATGTACAATAATATGCGTTTCGTCGACATAATCAGAATCAATTATACCAACACTGTTAATTAATGTCAATCCTCTTTTCGTTGCCACACTGCTTCGTATAAACATTTCCATTACATGATTAACTGGTATATCAAATATCAGTCCTGTTGGAATGAGTACTCTTTGCATTGGCTGAATGACAATTTTGCCCTTCTTTACTAGAATAGGGACTTGTTTATTCCATGCATCATACGCTTTAATCCTTTCGCCATCTTCCAAGCAAGCCTGTACATCAAAGCATGCTGAGCCGATAGTAGCGTATGAAGGGATTTGAGCGCGATCACGCGTTTTAAAAACATTCATAATTTATATTCCATTTCCATTTGTTATATTATATAACAGTTTGATAGAAAAGTCAATAGCTTTATTTTTTTCCGATATTATATTTAACTGTCAGTTCCCAATCGTTCTTTTCTTTAAATGAAATGATTTTAATTTGATTTAGAGAAGCAATTGGATCTTTCGTTTTTGAAGGATCTACAATTTTAACAAGTTCCCATTCTTCTAAAAGATTCACAATCGTATTACGACGTGCAACATCTTCTTCAGTTAGAGTGTTGTGCTTTCCATCCAAAATAAAAAGTTCTTTAAAATGAAGGATTGAATACCTACCTTTCTTATGTAGGATATGACAGGACTGATATAATTTCTTTTCCTTTCTTGAGGAAATTCCAATACGTGTTAACGTTTCTTTGATCTTAAGAAAGCTATCCTGAGTAGGAAGCTCGACCTCAACTCCAACACCTTTGAAAATATCTATGTTGTCCATGATACAAATTCACCTTTTAAATTATTATATTAGTGGCAATGGTAAAACCATATACATTTATTTATAATAATCATATCCTACCCACCCTCGTTTAGTTTATCACATACGATTTGGAGTTGTTCCTTTGTAAGTACTTTAAGATATTGTTTTGCTACTGTTCTATTACACTGATATACTTCTTGAATTGCATCAAGGTTATTGTCTTTGTCAGCCTTAGGCCATTTAGAGAATCTCTTACGCTTACGAAGTACAGAACGATAATAATCGAACTGAGCTCCATCAAATAAATGATGACGCATATTCATTTCGTTTGCGTGTAGTATGGTATCCTCAAAATTTGTAAAGCCACGGTTCACTACATACGCGTTGTACATCTTTTCAGTATGTTCAGGTATATCGCTGTTACGAATTAAATCTTCCTTAGAAAAGCTTGCAGCGTTCATAAAATCAAACGGACTAAGATCTTTCATCAAACAGCTCCTCGTATTCTTTTACCATAACATTAAAATTTTTACCGCATTCTTCGCAGAGAATAAGTTCAGTCTTACCTTCGTCAGTATTCATTACAACCTTAAATGATTTCTTTTTGGTTGTTGTGATATCACAATTAGAACATCTAGTCTTCAGCATTATACATACTCACACTCAATCATGACTTCAGTTAGAAACGCAACCATATTAATTTCTTGGTCGGCAACTAAACCTGACTTGTACATGTAATCAGCGAGAGTAACGATAAAGCCTGCTTGTGTTCTTAACTCGACTTTACCTGATGCTGCATCATAGATACGACGAAACATTTCATTCATATCTTGGTCTGAATTCTTGGCAACCCATTTACGCATTTGAGTAAACTCTTTACCTTTGAGTAATTTAAATAAATCATCAATAGATTCTTGAGCAAGATTAACAAAGATACCTTCATCAATTTTGCCTGATGCTGCATAGGATTGTAATTCAGTTAGGACTCTACGGAAATCAGGAAAGTGTTTTTCGATTACCTTAGCAACTACTGCTTTGTCGTATTGTACTTCTTCATTATCAAGAATTGCCATTACACGCTTATAGAATTGCATTGCCATTGTTGGACGGTCATTTGTATCAATAGTAAAGTCTACTTCTGATAACCTTGAACGTAATGGACTAATAATACGATTCTTGAAATTACAAGTAAAGATAAAGCCACAGTTCGAACTATACTCTTCAATAAAGTTACGTAATGCCGGTTGGACATTAGCTGCGTTCAAATAATCTGCTTCATCAAAGATTACATACTTACGACCTGTACCTGTTAGAGATACTGCGGAAGCAAATGTAGAGATGTCGTATCGGAGTGTATCAATATTAACATTAAGAGAACCATTCTTTACGATATAATCGCAACCTAGTTCTTCAAGCATTGCTTTAGCAACTGTAGTCTTACCTACACCAGGGCCACCTGTTAATAATAGATTTGGAACATTTCCGTCTGATACGAACTTACGGAATGTTTCTTTCATTGTGTCTGAGAGAATAGTATCTTTTACTTTTTGAGGACGATACTTTTCGACCCAAAGCACTTCATTAGCTTTTGCTTCAATCATAATTCACCATAATATAAAAATTTGAGAAAATGCGAGGGGATCCGAAGATCACCCTCACTTCTCGAGAAATGAAGCTATTGGTTATTAGTCAATAACTTTATCAGCAAGGCTTCCGCCTTCAACCGCTACTGCATCTTCAGCACCAGGTGCTTGTTGCTGTTGCGGAGAATTCTGTCTTAGGAAAGTTTCTACTTTATTTCGAAGCATTCCTACTCCAGCTAGTTCTTGCCCCTGAAAACCACCACGCTGTGCACAGATATCAATAATCTGTAATAGTGTGGATAAGTCTCCAAGATTAATTACTACTTCTTCTTCTTGTTGACCTTGTTGGCCACCAATGTTAGTTCCATCATTCATATGAGTTACCCTTTATTATATGTCGACTTTGAATCAATTGCCACGAAATACGTGACGCCTTTTCCTTTAAACTGTGAAATGCCTTTTGAACAAAGGGTTACTTCATAATCTAAAGGCATTAGTTTCAAGTTATCAGTTTTAATGATAATCTTGAACGAGTCGTCAGTTTCTCCGATTTCAACGCCAAAGTCATCTGCGTTATCGTTGCTACTGTCGATCGCTTTCAGATAACATTTGCCGCCTTCGCCTACAAATGCAACCTCTGAAAATTGTAATACCCCTGCTGCTTTCTGAACTGAACTCAATTCTTCTGCAGTCACATTAACTACTACATCAGCTGTAGGAATTGTGATTTCCTTTTCTGGTGGAGTATGGATCATGGATAGATCTGCGTAGACATATTTCGTTCTACGTTTACCTTCTGAGATAATAAAATATTTATCAAAGAATTCCACATCGGGATCATTATATAGAGATAAAATTGATAAAAATCTTGAAAGATCATACACGCAGGCATCAGAAGGGATCTCCTGGTCAATATCTGCGATTGCTATCAATGTTTTCTCTGGAGTTATAGTCTTCAAAACATTACCTTCTTTCATCAAGATAGACTTGTTGATAGCGGTAAACGATTTAAGGACCGTCAAGGTTTCGTTAGAAAATTTCATTATATACTTTTTCTCCGTTAGTTATATTGTGGTATATTATATACCAATTACTTAGATTTGTCAATAGGATTATATGCTTTTCTTTGAGATTTATTATCCGCAGTTGCCGATACTCCTATTTGACCAAGACTCCCCATGTCACCCTTAAAGATATAAGAACCAACATGGTTGATTTTCATCCAAGGACACATCCATACTGAAAGCTCAGCTTTACGAGCCATCTTACAGAAGAAGTAGTCTTCAGATAGATACCTTTTCGATTCTTCGTCTATGACACAATCAAAGTAGGCAGTTATTTCCCGTGATCCATCAAACGCGTCGGTTCTAACGTGGTCAGGTTTATACGATAACTCTGGATAAGCTTCTTTATATTTTTCTAAAGCTTCTCGAGTAATCAACATAAATCCTGTACCGCCTTCGGCGACTTCAACAGGTTCGGAAAGTTTGAATGATTTCAATCCTTTAACTGGATTAAAAACAAAATCTGATATGTACTTTTCAAGGTCAAAAGGATTCTCTTGCCCAACGCCTGCTTGCGCTGCAGCTGCTACCTTTTCCCATGAAATAGTTTTCTTTGGATATGGACCACAGACAATATCGTACTTCTCTGGGTCTGAAATTTGTAATGCCATTAAGGCAAGTGCATCTCTTGGATCAAATCCAATGTCTGAATCAATAAACAATAAATGAGTACAGTCAGATCGCATAAATTCGTCTACGATATAGTTTCTTGCTCTTTGAACTAAACTTTCATTAAATAGAAAGTAGTACTTCATTGGAATTTTATGCGCAGAACATAACATACTTAAATCATTTGTTGACTTAGTATAGATACCTGCACATTGACCACCATACATAGGTGTACCAATAAACAGTTTTTGCTTTTGTAGTTCTTCTGTTTTAACTTCTAGCTTCATACTCTAATTTGCTCCATATCGTTTTCTGCTCTAACGATTGACTGTAATCTTAATACATCAGCCAGAATATCCCAAGAGCTATCGTGTGCTTTAAATACTGAATCCCACTTCTCATCATTTTCACAAGGAGCAAATCCATTCTTCTTCAATTCAAAATTAAACTTTGCATCAATATAAGTTCTTGTGTCTCTAACAGACCAATACTTAAGGTGTTGTTCCATGTGAGCTAACTTATCTTGAGACTGAAATAGCCTTGTAAGAATAATGGGATCAAATGTATTAGATCTTGACCACCAATATTTAATCTTTGGTGAATCAATTAAAAAATCACTAAACTGTTTTACAAAATCAGCTACTGATAAATCAGATGTTTTAGGAGCAATGTTTCTTTTTACTTCTGTAGGTTGATTATTCCAAAATTCTAATGTACTTGGATTAATTTCCCAACCGTATGTTTGTACTTGTTCTTTTACATTAAGTTTAAACTTTCTGCATTTGCTGATATCGCTCAGTGTATATGGATCTGATGAAGTCATCTTATCCCAATTGAATACCATTGCGGACACGTCAATCACTGCGCATTTATTTACATCTTGACCCATTGTCTCAAAGTCAATAATTAAATCATTTCTCATAGTTATTCCTATTCTTCAATATACTATTATACAACATTAAGTGTATCATGTCAATAGTTTTATGCAAAGAATTCCTCAAGGTTTGGAGTCGTATCAGTTCCATTAGGATCAAACTCCATGAGTTGTTTTAAATTGTTTTGTCTTAAATAAGTTGTTTCAGATTCCTTTAGTTCACCTGTTAGAAACTTACCAATTTCTAAATGCATATCTCTCGATGTTGGTACAGGACAGTTTTGAGCAATATGATTCATTTTCTTTAATCCATCAAGTAACTCAAAATCTTCAGGGAATCCCATCATATGTAAAGCTTCTCGAATTGTTAATGACCTTTCTTCAGTAGGATGCATTGTATCAACCATATTACGACCAATCACTGCATTCATATATTCACCAAAGACATGTACTGATCCATCCCATACACCTTTACCATCTGCATACTTCATCATTGCATGATCTGAATACTTAATACCTTTTTCGTTACCTGTCTTGTGGAACCATTCGTTAGCTTCTTTCATCCAACCTTTTTTGTTTACATAATTCAGAGTTGTCTTAACACCTTCTTCAATCATAATTTCTCGAACATCACGATTTGTTTTTGTCTTGATG